ATAAACATATGGGTTACCCAGACCTTTAGGCCGTGCAAGAATTAAGTCAATATCTAAAAACATATCTACCACAAAAACAAGAAATTTTTGTGCAACTCTACAAAACTTACAAAACGGTCGTGTTTCACTTTACAACGTACAAAGCGTGCGCTATAATAGCGTTACAGAACTTGATTGAGGCAACAAAAAACCAAGCCCCCAACGTATTCCCCGTTTTTGCGGACTTATAACCGATATTTTGTTGGCTGACACTTACATAATAGCGGTGTTGGTTGCGTTTGTCAATATAAAGTTCTGAACTTTGTAAGGAGGGGAGAATGCTTGGAATTAAAGGCAATCCGAGAAAATGCCGGTTTTCGGCAGGCAGACGTAGCAAAGAAACTCCGTGTAAGGGTTTCCGCTGTGTCGAACTGGGAACGCGGCGTGAATGGCATCGCAAGCAAGTACATTAGACCGTTGACCAGATTGTACGGCGTGACCGAAACGGAAATCAGATCGGCATCGGAAGCCGCGCAGACTGCAAGAGCAGAAAAGGAACGCCAATGAAGCGCAAGCTGCCTGACGCACGGAAGCGCGTGGAGGGCGCAATCGACGCGATCATCAAGCGGCGCGCCGGGGAGGACTAACACCAGAAAGGGGAAACCTATATGAGTATCAGAGAATTGGAGGCCGCGTTCATGGCAAGAACGGATGCGCTGTGCGAGAACAAGCCCCCGCGTGAGTGTAACTGTGCGGCCTGCCCATGCAAATGGATGTGTGATGCACTGTGCGCGGACGAGGGGAAATGAGCATTAAAAATGCCCCGTTCGGCATAGCAGACCGAACAGGGCGGCGGAACAAATCTTAGGCTCAGATATGTATCCTGTGGCTATTTTAGCACAGGGGAAAGGAAAAGGCAATGGCGAAGAAACGAAAAATCGAATACCGGGTGATCTGGGTGTCTCCGCCTGACCCGGTGAAGATCATGACGGAGTTCGGCAAGATCTGGTCGCGGGAAAACGGTCTTGAATTTGACGGTGTTTACACCAAAGAGGGGGACGTGAAGCAATGAACTGGAATCTGTTCTTTATGATCGTCGGCGTGGCCTATGCGGCCACTTGGGTATTCAAAATCGTTGATTTGATTGAAGGAGGGGACCCGCATGAGAAAGCATGAACGGCGCACCAGAGAGCAGCGGAAGGCGGACGCCTCCGCATGGATTGGCTTTATGAGTTTTCTGGACCTGCTGCTGATCACCATTGCGTATATGGTGGTGAGCGCGCGATGAACAGAAAGAACCGGCATGAGCGCCATCCGCTGGATCTCTGCCCGGTGTGCGGCATGGACAGCGGTGAGCGTGTGCAGTCCACGGACGCACCGTTTAAGCACTATGTACGGTGTTCCACCTGCGGAGCTATTACAGCGGGTTACGCCAAGCAATCCAACGCCACGAAAGCGTGGAAGAGAGGGGATGCGTGGAAATGAAGATCTATCCGGTGTGTGCGAGATGTTCCATCGTCATGAACCCCAACGCGTTTGACGATGTGGCTCCGGGGTTTTTGATCAACGGCGAGTGCTACTGCCCGGAGTGCGCGAAGGATTGGCTCAAGGATGAAGTTGACAGCGATCCGGAAGCCGTGGCACGGGCCATGGGGATCGCGATCATCGACATCCCGGAGGGCTGATATGAACCAGTGTGAGCGGATCTTGAAGTATCTGGATGAACACGGCAGTATCACACGGGCCGAGGCCATGAGCGAGTGCGGGATCGCTAATTTCACGGCGCGGGTCTCTGACTTGCGGCGGGACGACGTGGCGCTGGACGTGGAGACGGTCACACAGAAGAACCGCTACGGCGAGACCGCGCGGTTTGCAAGATATAGGAGGAAAGAATGAACCTTTATGAAATTGACACGGCCATTACGGCCCTGGTAGACCCGGAGACCGGCGAGGTCAGCGACTTTGACGCATTTGACCGGCTAAGCATGGCGCGAGATCAGAAGGTCGAGAACATCGCGCTATATTACAAGAATCTGGTGGCGGATGCCGCTGCCTACAAGGCTGAGAAGCTCGCCTTTGCCGAACGGCAGAAGGCGGCGGAGAACAAGGCCCAGCGCCTCAAGGACTATCTGGCGTATGCCTTGCAAGGGCAGAAATTTGAATCCCCCCGCTGCGCGGTGAACTTCCGCAAGACTACCAGCGTGAACGTGGCTGATCCTGACACTGTTTTGGCATGGCTGCAGGACCACGCACATGAGGACTGCATCCAGCATGCAGAGCCGACCATCAGCAAGGCGGAGCTTGCCAAGATCCTGAAAACAGAAGCCGTCCCCGGCGCGGAGCTGGTGGATGGTTATAGCGTGGGGGTGAAGTAATGAATATCTTTGAAAGCATTACCGCGATCATGCAGGAGATCCCGGCGATTGGGAAGGAAAAGAAGAACCAGCAGCAGGGCTTCAAGTATCGCGGCATCGACGATGTGATGAACGCCCTGCAGCCGATCCTCTCCAAGTACAAGGTGTTCGTTGTGCCGGAGGTGATCGATCAGTCACGGGAGGAGCGTGTGACCAACAAAGGCGGTACGATTCTGTATTCCATGCTGAAAATCAAATACACGTTCTACGCAGAGGATGGCACCAGTGTTTCGGCGGTGGTGATCGGCGAGGGCATGGACAGCGGGGACAAGGCCAGCAACAAGGCGATGGCGATTGCCATGAAGTATGCGTTCTTCCAGGTATTCTGCATCCCCACCGAGGAAATGAAGGACCCGGACGCGGAAACGCCGGAGCCGAGCAGACCGAAGGAACCGGCGATCCCAACACGGCAGAAGCCGGGGTACAGACTTCCCCCGCAGGGCGACGCTACTGTTATCTGTGAGCGCTGCGGCGGTCAGGTGATGGATTACTTTGACGGCAGAGCCACGGTGAAGGCGGCACGTCTGGCGGCGAGAGCGAAACAGCTGTACGGCCATGCGCTGTGCGAGAAGTGCATAGCCGAGGCCAAGGAGGCCAACGATGCAGCGGGTTAATTCCACATCGTTCCGCTGGACGATGGATGCCGCCGGAGACTGGCTGTGCATCCAGACCAACAAGGCGCGACAGGTGCTTGACAGTCTGAAAGAGGGTCAAGTCTATGACGTGGAGATCAAGGAACACCGGGAGAAGCGGAGCCTCGACGCGAATGCGTACTTCTGGGTTCTGGTTGACCGGCTGGCTGAAAAGCTGCGGATTCCCAAAACGGAAATCTACCGACGGTATATCCGAGAGATCGGCGGCAATCATGAAATGGTCTGCGTGATCGATTCAGCCGTGGAAAAGCTGCGGAACGGGTGGGAACACAATGGGCTTGGCTGGCAGACGGATACCATGGCAAGCAGGATCCCCGGCTGCACCAACGTGATTTTGTACTACGGCTCCAGCACCTACAATACCCGGCAAATGTCACATTTGATCGATATGGCGGTTCAGGACTGCGTAGAGCAAGGTATTGAGACCCTGTCTCCGGACAAGCTGGCAGGGATGATGGAGGAATGGGGATGCACAAAATGACAAAGGCAACGGCCATTCCGCAATCCGTGAAGGTTGTTGTATGGGCACGGGACAATCACCAGTGCGTGATCTGCGGGTCTCCCGCAGGCGCGCCGGTGGCCCATGTGGTACGGCGTTCGCAGGGCGGCAGAGGAATTGAGCAGAACATTGCAACCCTATGCCCCCACTGCCATCGCCTGTTTGACGAGGGTCCATTACGAGACCGCGAGCGCATCTATGTGCGGCTGGTGGCGTACATGAAAGCATTTTACCCGGATTGGAACCGGGAGGACATGATTTACAGAAAGGGAGCTATTTCATGCTGAACAGAATTATTGTGATGGGCCGGTTGACCAGAGACCCTGAATTGCGGAGAACCAACAGCGGCAACGCTGTAACCTCCTTCACCGTGGCGGTGGATCGGGGCTTCAAAACCCAGTCCGGCGATAAGGAAACGGATTTCATCGATGTGGTGGCATGGCGCAACACCGCTGAATTTGTAAGCAAGGACTTCTCTAAGGGCCGTATGGCCGTGGTAGAGGGCCGTCTGCAGCTGCGGGACTGGACGGACAAGGAGGGCAACAAACGCCGCACCGCTGAGATCGTGGCCGACAGCGTGTATTTCGGCGATTCCAAGCGGGACGGCGGTGACACGGTGCAAAGCGAACCGCAGGGCAGTTTCAGCGAGATCGAGGATGACGGCGACCTTCCGTTCTAAGGCGGTGGGTATATGCCGAACAGAATCATCAAGGATAGCATTCGGACAAGCAAAAGCATCAATGCGATGTCGGACTTCCAATTCCGATTGTGGGCATATCTGATTACTTACGTTGATGATTATGGGCGCGGCAGCGCAGACCCGGAATTGCTCAAAGGCTTTGTATTCCCCCGCAGAAAAGGTGTGACTGAGGGAACGATCAGCAAGACGCTTGCAGAATTGGCGACCATAGGCTCTGTGATCCTCTATGAAGTTGACGGAGAACCGTACCTATGTTTTCCAAACTGGAGCGAACACCAGACGGTAAGGAACAAAGTAAGCAAATTCCCGGCACCTGCTGACGGATTGATTACATCTGAAATCAATTGCAAGCAATTGCAAGCAGGTGAAAGCAAATGCGCCCGTAATCCAATCCAGAATCCAGAATCCAGAATCCAGAATCCAGAAGAAGTAGGCGGCGAGCCGCAAACGGCATCCCCGCCGGTAGTTTCCATCCCCCTCAATGACGGCACTGAATATCCGGTTTCGCAGGAGCAATGCCAGGAATGGGCAGGCGTGTACCCTGCTGTCGACGTGATACAGCAGTTGCGGGAGATGCGGGAATGGTGCCTGAATAACCCGACGAAGCGGAAAACGGCGCGTGGTGTGCGCGGATTCATTACCCGCTGGCTGGCGAAAGAACAGGATCGCGGTGGCCGTAAGGGCGCAAAAGGCCCCGGCATCAAATGCGAGGACGCTTGGGGGTATGTGTGATGATGCGGATCGTGGTTGACATTTATGGCGAGGACGCGCAGGGCACGAAGGAGGCGGTAGCCATGCTATTGGAGCCTCTGGGCCGCGTCCGGGTGGTGCAGATAATCATTGACGGAAAGGAAGAAAAACGGTGAACGTAGCCTATAACATGGACTGCATGGAGTATATGCGGACGCTGCAGGACAAGGCGTTTGATCTGGCTGTGGTAGACCCTCCATATTTCAGCGGGCCGGAGCGGCGTGGATATTATGGCTGCAAGGTCAGCAAAATCGGTGTGCACAGAGACTACCCCATATCGCCGAAGTGGGATATTCCGACACGTGAATATTTCGATGAGTTGGAACGTGTCGCAAAGCGCTATATCGTTTGGGGTTGCAACTATTTCGACTATCACTTTGCGCCGGGGCGCATTGTTTGGAACAAGTGCAACGAGGGCAGCTCTTTTAGCGATTGCGAAATCGCAGCCACAAACTGCCATGACAGCGTACGGCTTTTCCACTACATGTGGAATGGAATGATGCAGGGCAAAAGCATCGCAGAGGGGTTTATCCAGCAAGGGAATAAGGCGCTGAACGAGCAGCGCATTCATCCGACGCAGAAGCCTGTGGCGCTTTACGTGTGGTTACTTCAGAAGTACGCCAAGCCCGGAGACAAGATACTGGACACCCACTTAGGCAGCGGCAGCAGCCGCATAGCCGCCTATGATCTTGGCTTTGATTTTGCTGGATGCGAGATCGACCCTCACTATTTTCAGGCGCAGGAAAAGCGCTTTGCGGAACACACGGCGCAGATCAGTTTGTTTACCTGTGAGGAGGGAAAACGATGAAGGTTACATTCACGGTCCCCGGCATTCCGGTAGGCAAGGGCCGTCCACGTTTCATGAAAGACGGCCACACCTACACCCCGCAGAAAACGCGGGACTACGAGGACAAGGTGGTCCAGTGCTGGAAGTGCCAGAGCGGGAAAGGTTTTGCGGACGGCATCCCGCTCAGGGCCACCGTCACGGCGTTCTTCACGGTGCCGAAAAGCGTGTCAAAGAAAAAAGCCGCTGCACTGGACGGGACGCCCCACATCAAGCGACCTGACGCTGACAACGTGGCGAAGGCCATTCTGGATGCGCTCAACGGCCACGCCTACAACGATGACAGCGCAATCGCACTTCTGATGGTGCGAAAGTATCAGACAACCGGAGCCTCCCGCGTGGAGGTCACCATTGAGGAGGCAGAATGATGGATATTAAAATTGAAGATTACCTTGATCGCGAAGAAATTAAAGAAGTTTGCAAGGATGCGCTGTATCAGAAAATCCGAGAAGATATGCGCGGCCTCAATGTAAATGACATTATTGCAAATATATCTCACAGAGAAGTTGAGGCTATGGTAGATACCTATATTGGCGAGGATGATTTTTGTAAGAAAATGATCCCGCAAAAGGTGCGTGACGTTATCGACGGGCTATCGTCTTTTACTGTATTTCGGAAAGCTGATGTATGGGAAAGGAAGAACAGCGTAGCCTATGACATCTTGGAGGAAGAATGCCGAAACGCCAGACCGCTGATCCGTCAAAGAGTGGAGCAGATTGTCAACGAATATAAGTTTCCGCAATTAGAACGAGACGAGATCATGTACACCATTGCGGATGTTTTGACGGACAGACTTTTGCCGGAGAAGGAGGAAAAGTAATGGATGCTATAAAGTATTTGAAAACATTGAGCAGAATGTGCAACTGTGGGTGCTACAACTGCGAGTTCGAGAAAAGGCTTAGCGGGTTTGAAACCTGTGCGGGCTGGCGATACGCCCACCCGGACGAGGCCGTTGCCATCGTCGAAAAGTGGGCCGCCGAGCACCCCGTCAAAACCCGCCAGAGCGTATTCCTTGAGCAGTGGCCTGAGGCGAATATTGATGATCTTGGCGTGCTAAAAGTGTGCCCCTCTCCAATTTCTATATCGCATAGGAACGCACATGGAGGATGTACATACAGTGGTGGCAAATGCTCTGACTGCCGCCGCGAGTTCTGGCTTGCGGAGGTGGAGGACGTATGAAACTATTGATCGGCGGAAGTCCTTGCACACATTGGAGCATCGCACAGACGAAGAACCGCGAGACAGAGGCCAGCGGAATCGGCTGGGAGCTATTTCTAAACTACCGCATCGCCCGCGATAAATACAAGCCTGACTATTTCCTGTACGAGAACAACAAATCCATGTCGCCCGCTATCCGGGAGCAGATCACGGCGGAGCTGGGCGTGGAACCCGTGCTTATCAACTCCGCACTGGTATCGGCGCAGAACCGCCAGCGCCTGTATTGGGTGGGTAAGCGTGAGCCGGACGGCACATACAGCCAAGTGGCAGTGGAGCAGCCGGAGGATAGAGGCGTGTGTCTATTAGATGTGCTGACGGCTGATGATCTCGCACCATATAACGGAGGCGAGTTTAAGAAGCTAAAAACCGGCCTGCACGCAAAATTCGCGTCAACGTGGCAGATCGGAAAAACAGGGGACAGCGGCGGGCAGGCCGTCAGGGTTTATGACATCCTCGGCAAGTCTGTCACGCTTAAAGGTCTTGCCGGAGTGGGAGGTGCAAAGACGGGACTTTACAAGATTGGAGAAACCATCTTTTCCCTCAATGCAAAAGGGTGCGAAAAACTACAGACAGTACCGGCGGGGTATACATCGTGCGTTCCATCGAACATCGGAGTTACACTGCTGGGCAACGGCTGGACAGTGGATGTAATCGTCCACATTATGAGCCATTTTACCGGACTGACGGAGGAGTCGGTGGAAGTGCTTTCTATGTACGACGGTATGAGCTGCGGCCATATCGCGCTGGACAAGCTGGGCGCGGATGTTACTGCCTACTATGCAACCGAGATCGACAAGTACGCCATCCAAACCACACAGCACAATTACCCGGACACCGTGCAGCTGGGCGACGCGTTTCAGGTGCGGAACAATGATTGGAGATTGGGGGAGGAACTATGAGAGATACAAACCTCGTAAATGCGCTGGATGGTAAAAAGATCCTTGACGTGACCTGCGGGGGCAGATCAATTTGGTTTAACAAGAACCATCCCGCTGCGATCTACTGCGACGTTCGGGACGAGGAATACACGGGGATCTGGAAAAGTAGCAATAAAGATTCAGAACGAACCTGCATCGTGCATCCTGACGTGCTGTGCGACTTCACGGATCTACCGTTTCCCAATAATTCTTTTGCGCTGGTCGTATTTGACCCGCCGCACCTTTTGCGCATCAGCGAAAATGCGTGGCTGCGGAAGAAGTACGGGCAGCTCGGAGAGAATTGGCGCGAAATGCTGCATGACGGATTCCGCGAGTGTATGCGCGTATTAAAACCGGACGGTGTGCTGATTTTTAAGTGGGCAGAAACGCAAATCCCCGCCGCAGATGTTTGGGCGGCAATCGGAGAACGCCCTCTTTTCGGGCACCACAGCGGGAAAAAATCGCAGACCTTTTGGGGCTGCTTTATGAAATTGGAAGGGGAATTATGAACGATCAAGACCTCGTAAATACGCTGCATGAGCACGCAGAATGGGCGCGGGCAAATGAGTGGGAAACGCCGATCACGCTGGGTGATGATCTGGCGGAAGCCGCTGAACGGATTGAAGCGCAGGCGAAAGAGATTGAGAAGCTGCGGGGGCAGCTAAAAGCCAACGAGGATACGGGGCTGACGCCGCAGGAAGTCCTCAGTATGAAGTTCGAGTGGTGCGCAATGATGGATGCGTTGAACAGCATCGGTGGAGGTTATACTCGCCTGCGCGAGCTGGCCAAGGCCGACAATGACGGGCGCGTGGTGGTGCTGCCGTGCAAGGTGGGGGATAAATTATACAGAGTGTTTGCCGGAGAAATCTTCGAGCACAAAGTCAGAAACATGAGATACCTCGCAATACAGGGACGGTGGGACATTGATACAACCCCGTTCTGCTCATACGTAGAAAGTTCCATAGGGAAAACGATTTTCTTAACCCACGAGCAGGCGGAGAAAGCATTGGAGGAGATGAAGGATGTATGTCCTTGAGTACAAATCGCTCTACATTCCACACGAGGAGCTGACTAAAAACCGCACGTTCCAAAGCTACCGGTGGAAGCAGTACGCTGTGTGTGAGGAGCGCGGGCCACTGGAACAAATTAGGGCCGCGCAGAAAAGGCCGGAGGAGTGGAGAATTATCCCAACCGCCGGAAGCATGGAAAAGGAGATGGAGTGATGACTAAATACATCAAGTGTGAAGCGGCGCTTTCACTGCTTCGACCGGACGACCCGAATGACGAACGATGTGCCGTTACGGTCGCGACAGCTAAAAGGCTTATCCGACACGTCTTGACCGCCGCGCCCGCTGCTGACGTTGCACCATTGGTGCATGCGCGGTGGATAAAAGGTGCATCGAACCCGTACTGCCCTAAATGCTTTGTAGAGTGTAGGGACGAAACTCCATTTTGTCCAAACTGTGGCGCGAAGATGGACGGAGGTGAATGCGAATGATAGATAGTGTGATGGTGAATATTGGCGCGGCCTTTATGATTGTCGGCGGTGTTGCGCTGGTGGCGATTGTTCTTAGCTTGGTAATCTATGCTGCCGGTTGGGCTTGGGTAGCTGCAAGTGATAAGTGGAGGGATATCCTCCGAGCAGAAAGCCTGATCTATGAATACCGCATGAATAGAGATGCCTATATCAAATGGAAGAAAAATGCGAATAAGGACGGAGGCGCTGACCATGAGGCTGATTGATGCTGACGCAATCCTGAAAGCAGACGAAAATTCCGATAAAGCGCTTGCTCTGGGAAGCGGGAAATCTCTGGAAATGGCTTATGCCTTGCTAAAAAAGAAGGTGGCGGACGCCCCCACCGTAGACGCAGAGGTCGTGGTGCGGTGCAAAAACTGCAAGCATTTGTGCGTGTGGAACCGAAAAGATATATACGCATTTTGCCCCAAAACAAACATCGTGTTTTTGCCATTTGATAAGGACACAAGGACATTCTTTTGTAGTCTTGGCGAGAGAAAGGACGGCGGGGATGGCTAAACAATCCGCTTACTTACAACGGCGGGAGGCGGAGATGGATGCCGCCTTCAACGCCGGGGCGGCGATGGCGATGCAATTCGCCATGGATACGCTCCAGATGGCCCTCCACCAGTCGGAGGGCTGGGGCTATGACCGGATCATGCGTATCACCTATAACTGGGTTGCCGTTCAGCGGGAATACAAACCGGCGCTGGACTGCCGGAACCCAGAGGCGGACGTCCGACAGGAGCACATGGATCGTGTGCTGGCGGAGATCATCAACGGGAAGGCAGATCTGATCCCCTTCCCGGCCAGATACCCCGGTCTGAAAAAGATCCGATATGGGAGGTAACTATGCAGAAGGAAGATATATCACTCCTACGCATCTACGCGAAGAATGACATGAATTGCGTGAAAACAGCGAAGGAACTGGACATTCACCATAACAGCGTGATCTACCGGCTGGGCAAGATCAAGACGGAAACCGGGCTGGATGCGCGAAAGTTCTGGGACTTGGTGATGCTGCTGGAAATGGAGGAATCATGAAACTTGGACAGGTGGTTCGGGCCAGATTCAAGTCCATACCGTCCCAGCTGGAGCGGCAACACCCAACGTATGAGCAGCTGTATCCGTTCCGGTGCGGAGAGGTAATTTGCATCCATCCAAAGGGCCGGTTTGTCAGTGTGCGGACGGAAACGGCGGGTGGCCCCGTGGTAGAGAATTTCCGGCTATGCGAGGTGGTTATGTGAGTACATTCCCGGAACGGCTGCGGAAGTTAAGGGAATCTGAGCGGCCTGCTAAAAGCATGAGAGTGAAAGCGGAGCTGATTGGGATCGGGCATGATACGCTGCGGAAGTACGAAACCGGGGAGAATGAACCGGCTCTCAGCCAGTTAAAGCTGATAGCGAATCATTACCACGTCAGTTTGGATGAGCTTGCATGGGACGAGGGCGAGCGAGAGGGCAAACCTTTATAGTATCGCAAAAAAAATTGGTCTTTGCCCCTGATTCGGGGCAAGCATAGAAAAATATGTGTCAGAATGAGGGTGCGGGGTTATATCCGTATCCTCATTCTTTCCATCCTTTCTTTCCTCCTGACCCCGGCGGATGCCGGGGATATGCAGACGTAGCTCAGTTGGCAGAGCACCGCGCCAGGAGGTATGCGCAGGTTCAAGTCCTGCCGTCTGCACCAAATCCCAAAGCTGACAGCGTACAGGGGCAATATTGCGGCAAGCCCATACTTGGCGAGCGTTGTGTCCCGTCAGCAGGGCGTGGCTCCGCGAAGGGCCGTTCGATTTGCCCGCGTTGAATCGAGCGTTACTTAGAACACGTACCCGCTCCGGCGGGTACGCAAACGCGGGATATAGGGGCGAATGTTCCAAGGCTGGCGAGGCGGTCTCCAAAACCGCTTGGGTGGGTTCGATTCCCAACCGTCCCTGCCAGATGCCGGGTAGCGCCCGGACAATGTGAGACCGTTGTCGTCATGGCTCACATGGAAATGAAAATGGTCGCTGAAAACTGCACCGTGGGAGGGAACCGCCTCAGCGTAATGGTGCTGCGTATGTAAAGCAGCAATCGGTGATGTGATAATTGAAGCGGCAAGACGGCCAATATGCGGCATAGGTGCCCCGTAAGGGGAGACCACAGTGAGTGACGGGGACTTTCCCCGAAGCGCTAAAGTAGGGCAGGACTGCAATGCCGTACCATCCCGGCCAGCGGGCGAGGAAGCGTAAAAAGCTAAGTATCAGGCGGCTGGTATAATTGCCAAGTTCCTGATGGCTGGTAGGAAGACACAGCGCAGCCGGGAGCCGATAAAAAAGATCTTGCGTACCATGTTTGGCTCGGGGAGAGCCGGACACGCAAGATGTGTTTGCCCTTTGGGGCGGGTAAAGCCTGCTATGTAAGGCCAAGGGGCGGGGGCCGGTAGCAAAAAATTTAGGAGGAATTACCCTGAAGAAGAATCCAGGTCGTAAAGAACGCCGTAATTTAATGTTTTCCAATCGCCGCGAGGCTGGTAAGCAAAGAGCAAAGCTCAACGAGCACCGCATGAAGATTATGGCTCACAAAGGTTGACGATAAGATAGTAATGCAATGAGGTGGTGATGAGTGGCATTAACAGCAAAGCAAGAACGATTTGTGCAAGAATATCTTGTGGATTTAAATGCCACTCAGGCAGCCGCAAGAGCAGGGTATAAGAACGCCGAGAAGGGTAGGCAGTTGGTTACGAATAGTAACGTTTCGGCTGCTATTCAAAAAGCAAAGGCGGAAAGGCAGAAACGGACGGAAGTAACGCAGGATTATGTGATTGAAAAGCTCAAAGAAATCGCAGAAAAACCTGCGTCTGATTGCACGGAAAGCGACCTGAAATATGCGAATAAGCTAAAGGCCCTTGAGATGCTTGCAAAGCATACAGGCGTGTTTGATAAGCAAGATAATTCCAGCACCGATTCCGTCGTTAAGGTGATTATCGATGTCTGATATTTTCTTGTCAGAAAAGATCGGCCCTGCGTTTTATGACATTGCGCATGACATTTTCCATCATGGTCACACGCACTACGATTTCAGCGGTGGGCGCGGCTCGCTGAAATCCTCCACAGTATCAATTATCGTTCCGCTTCTGCTGGTTGGCAATCCGGGAACGCATGCGCTTGTGTTGCGCAAGGTGGCAAATACAATCCGCGATAGCGTTTATGCACAGTATATCTGGGCAATCGGCGAGCTGGGCATGGCGGCGTATTGGGAAGCGAAAGTATCCCCGATGGAGCTGATCTATAAGCCGACAGGCCAGAAGATTATGTTTCGCGGCGCTGATGACCCGATGAAGATTAAATCTATCAAAGTCCCGTTTGGCTATATCGCCGTGACGCACTTCGAGGAAAAAGACCAGTTTGCCGGACGTGCGGAAATCCGAACTATTTTACAGTCCACCATGCGCGGTGGCTCGGTGTTTTGGAATTTTGAGAGCTATAACCCGCCGATCTCGCGCGATAACTGGGCGAACAAGGACAGCTTAGAAGAACGCGCTGACCGGCTGTGCCACAAATCAACATATCTGCAAGCACCGCCTGAGTGGTTGGGAGAACAGTTTCTTGCAGAAGCGGAACACCTAAAAGAGACGGACGAGCGAGCATATCAGCACGAATATCTCGGTATTCCGGTAGGAACTGGCGGAAATGTGTTTGAAAATTTGGAGTTGAGGGAAATCACTGACGAGGAAATTTCGCATTTCGACCGCATTTATAACGGCGTTGACTGGGGATATTTCCCCGATCCGTGGGCGTTCAACCGTTGCCATTACGACGCCGCGAGACGAACACTATACATTTTTGCGGAAATGACCGCAAACAAAAAGAGGAACAAAGAAACGGCTGATATGCTGATTGATTATGGGCTGACCCGCGATGACCTCATCATCGCAGACGGTGCAGAGCCGAAGAGCGTCGCGGACTATCAAAAGTTCGGCTTGCGCTGCATTAGCGCAAGAAAAGGGCCGGGAAGTATTGACCGCTCTATGCAGTGGTTGCAAGGCTTGTCGAGCATCGTAATTGACAAGGTAAAATGCCCTAAAACGGCAGAAGAATTTATTTCCTATGAGTACGAGCGGAACCGTGAGGGAGAGATCCTCAGCGGTTATCCTGATGCAAACAACCACCATATTGATGCGTGCCGATATGCGACAGAATCGATATGGAAAGCGCCCGGCCAAAAGGGCAAGAGCGATTATACCCCCATTTGGAACAGATAGGACGGTGAGCGGCTATCAAAACATATAACGACCTTGTGGCGGTGGGTGAGGACGAAAAGGCACGGATTGAGTTTATCCGCAGCGCCATCAACGCACACCGCGAAACTGCGGCGTATCGGACGGCGGCAGACGCGGAGGAATACTATAACGGGCTAAATCCCACGATCAACCGATATGAGAAAATCATCTACGACATGCAGGGCCGCGCCCACACGGATATGTGGACGGCAAACCACAAGCTGGCCAGCCGTTTCTTTGGTTTGGCTGTAGATCAGGAGGTTTCGTATCTGCTGGGCAACGGCGTGACCTTCGCGGAGAAGGAAACGCCCAACAAGCTGTGTGCTGACTTCGATCAGGAAGTGATGGATGCGGCGCGTGAGGCGAAAATCGCAGGCGTGTCCTTCGGCTTTTGGGATTTGACACATTTGCGGGTGTTCTCCCTGCTTGAGTTTGTTCCCCTCTACGATGAAGAGGACGGCGCGATGAAAGCCGGTATCCGGTTCTGGCAGGTGGCACAGGATAAACCGTTGAGAGCGACGCTGTACGAGATCGATGGATTTACCGAGTATTTCCAGCCGAAGAACAAGAGCATGGAAGTAATGCAGCCGAAGCGTAGCTATAAGCTGATCGAGCGCAAGGCCGAAGTTGGTGAAACAGAGATTTACGACGGCGGGAACTATCCGAGTTTTCCCATCGTGCCGCTGAAAAACAATAAGCGGTGTCTCTCCGAGATCACCGGTAAGCGCAACACCATCGACGCACTCGATCTTGCGTCCTCGAACATGGTCAACAACGTGGATGAGGGCAATTTGATCTATTGGGTGCTGTCCAACTGCAATGGCATGGACGACCTTGATGATGCGAAATTTGTGGAACGCTTGAAAACCACCCATGTTGCTCACGCCAACGGCGATGACGGCGCGAAGGTGGAAAGCAAAACTATCGAAGCGCCGTATGAGGGTACGAGCAGCACCATTGATATGCTCAAGAAAAAGCTCTATGAGGATTTCCAGTGCTTTGACGCGGCGGCGGTATCTGCCGGGAACCAGACGGCAACGGCGATCAAGGCAAGCTATGCGCCGCTCGACCTTAAAACGGATAAGTTTGAGGCTGAGGTCACGCGATTTATCGTTGAGATCCTGCGTCTGGCGGGTATTGAGGATCAGCCAAGCTACACGCGTAACCAAATTATCAACAAGAGCGAGGAGACGCAGAACATCCTTCTGGGCGCGGCGTATTACGATGACGAATACATCACAAAGAAGCTGCTGACCATCAACGGTGACATTGACCAGTACGAGGACATGGCAAAGCGGAAGGCAGCAGAGGAAATTGACCGAAGCTTTGCGGATAAAAACGGGGCGCTTGAAACGGAGGTAGAGTAATGGGCGGTAGAGGCAGTTCAAGCGGCGGTGGCGGTGGTGGATTCAAGGCTCCGACGCTGACGGGCAGTGAAAAGCAGGTAGCATGGGCTACGGATATTTTGCGAAGCCCCTATGACACGATGGCGGCAAGGGCAAAGAGCTACGAGAAACAGGCGAATTCTTTTGACAAAATGAAAAAGGGGAACGGAGATTCAGAGCGTCAAGAAGCGGCGGCGTATAAGGCTGCTCAGAAAAGATATTCCGCCGAGATTTCCAATTTGGAAAGAATGAACCCGGGTGGCATGAAGGCGAGTCAAATAATTGACAAGAGAGCTGGAATCAACGCAATTGCAAATAATATTATTGCAGATGAATATAAAAAGAGACCCGCTCTAAAATATAGAACCCCCGGTAAAGTGTAAAGACTATGTTGAACTTTGAAAATCTCGACAAATTACACTTGCTCGGCGTTGGGAAGTACGATATTCCACAAATCGAGCCGGTAAAGGCGTACCCGCATGGCGAATTTATCCCCGTTAATTACCATTACACCGCAAAAGACACAAAAAGCAAGATCGTGCATTTCTTTGTGGACGATTATCAATTCATTCGATATTGGAATACGCCTGACAAGCACATTCCAAAACTGTCGCAGTTTGCGGCGGTGTGCGCGCCGGACTTTTCCACCTACACAGATATGCCGCTGGCGATGCAGATATACAACCATTACCGCAAGCATTGGTTGGCGGCCTATTGGCAGCTCCACGGCATGACGGTTTATCCAACGATCTCATGGAGCGACGGGCAGAGCTATGATTGGTGCTTTGATGGAGAGCCTGTCGGCGGAATTGTTGCGGTTAGTTCGGTAGGCACACAGCAGAACAAGGAAAGCAAGCGGCTGTTTCTGCGCGGCTACGAGGAAATGATGAAGCGGCTCTCGCCGGAATGGGTGATATTCTATGGCAAAGTTCCGGAGGAATGCGATTGGAATGTAATCCGCGTAAAACCGCACTATGACGATATTGTGAAACGGAGGCAGAAATGCCAAACGAAGACCCCGGTCACAAGCTGACCGACAAGGAGCTTGCAAAACTGGAACGGCGCATTGTGAAGCTATACCGAGAGGCTGGGGAAGAGCTGCAAGCTACCATAGACGCATACTTTGAGCAATTTAAGCAGCGCGACGAGGAAATGAAATCTCTGATCGGCACCGTGCAGAACGGTAAGGAGTGGACGGAGGCCGACTATAAGCAATGGCGGCTCAACCAGATCGGGCGCGGGGAACGTTATCAGGCCATGCGTGACAAGGTGGCGCACCGAGTGACCGACGCAAACGCCGTGGCGGTGTCCTACACCAACGATGCAACGCCCAGTATCTACTCCCTCAACCGCAACTATTCGGCGTACACCATTGAGAGCGTGGCCGGGAACGTCGGCTTTGACCTGTGGGACGAGCAGACGGTCAAACGGCTCATGGTAGAGCAGCCGGATTTAATGCCTTATTACCCACCAAAACGCGCCTTAAAGCGCGGCATTGATCTCGCGTATGGCAAGAAGCAGATCACGGCAAGCGTCACCAGCTCTATCTTGCAGGGAAAAAGCATCAAGCACATGGCGGACGACCTGCAAAAGCGCATTACTACCATGAGCCGAGACAGCGCCATCCGCACCGCCAGAACCGCCGTGACCGGAGCGCAGAATGCCGGACGCATGGACAGCTACGCGGCAGCGGAAAAAATGGGCATCAAGCTGAAAAAACAATGGCTTGCGACACTGGACAACCGAACGCGCCACGCTCACGCCATGCTGGACGGCCAGACGGTGGATATTGACAAGCCGTTTAAAGTCGATGGCAACGAGATCATGTTCCCCGGCGATACTTCCGCACCCGGCTACCTCGTATACAATTGCCGCTGTACGATGATTGCGGATATTGATGGGGCGAATTCCACAGGCAAAAGACGCGCCAGGAACCCGGTTACAGGCGAAAATGAGATTATTTCAGATATGACCTATTCGGAGTGGGCGGCACAGAAAGAAGCGGAAAATGCTACAGCGTGGGGCATCTTTATCAAAAAAGGCCGGAATCTATCGGCAGACACGAAGCAATGGAAAGAATACAAGGCTGTTCTGAACAAAAAAGTTCCGAATACCGTTGAAGATTTCCAGAATTTGAAGTATAATGAACCTGAAAAGTGGACGCAATTAAAAATAACAAAGCGGCAGACCGTTGTTGTTAAAAATGCGGAGTGCATAACAACACCCAAAAAATACACAGGCTATTTCCTGAAAAGTGGAGCTAAACACGCAGACCAATTCTTTGATGTTGGATATACGTCAGACAATCCGCTCCAATTACGCTATGATATGGCAAGGCAGTTTAACATGGAAAAGGCTGTGGATTTTAAAGAATTAGGCGGTGGATCCGTGCGTTTTAATATTTACATGGAACTTGGGATGACGAAGCAACGCACGTTTTGCACTGGCTGGATAAAGGATGCACCCGAAAGCAAACCGCGTATCATAACTGCCTTTAGGAAAAATAAGGAGGATGCGGGATGATCCGTGAATATGACCGTGTTAAGGTAAAAAGTACTGGAGATACCGGCATTGTTGTCGACATCAGAAATACCAACGGGACGTATTTTTTGGTGGAAAGAGATAGCGATAACGAGCTGATTGACTGCATTGCCAGCGAACTGGAAAAATTGGGCAGAGGACAACAATGAACATTGATATTCAGGATCACAGCGCGGAGGTTTCCACTGAAATCAAGGCGGCATTGCTGCGGGGCCTTGAAAAGATTGGGCTGGTGGCAGAGGGATACGCAAAAAAGCTGTGCCCTGTTGATACCGGCAACTTGCGGAACAGCATTACCCATATGATAGACGAGCAGGAACCGGCGGCAATTATCGGAACGAACAATGAGTATGCTGCTTACGTCGAGCTTGGCACGGGCATTTACGCCGAAGGCGGAGGCGGACGGCCTACACCGTGGGTGTACCAGGACGCAAAAGGCAACTGGCATTACACACGCGGCAACAAAGCGCAGCCATTTTTGAAACCCGCTGCCGCCGACCATGCGGGACAGTATCGGGACATTTTGGAGGAAGAGTTGAAAAATGGATGAATCCTTACAAAAAGCCATTATTGCCGCGTTGGATAAAGGGCTTCGGGTGGAAGTCCTGAAAGATAAGGACGGCAACATCATCGCCCAAACCATCCAGCGAAAACGTCTGAAAACTTAATATCCGCACCCACGCCCTAAATGATGGGCGGGACGGGCTGAATGAAGCCAACTACCGAGGTTTTCTCGGCGGTTGGCTTTTCTTTTTTGGTAAACGCCGCGAAGCATAGCGGTTTTTATACAATCTATCGCCGCGACGGACTGCGGACAAGGGAAAGGAAGATAGAACAATGGCACTTACACGCAAACTTTTGAAGGGGATGGGCCTTACCGACGAACAGGTGGATACCATCATCGAAGCGCATACCGACACCGTGGACGGCCTGAAAGCGGACGTAAGCCGCTACAAGGCGGACGCGGAGAAGCTGCCCGGTGTCCAGAAGCAGTTGGACAACCTCAAGGCGGCTGGTGACGGCGGCTATCAAGAGAAGTACGAGAAGGAGCACAAGGCTTTCGAGGACTTCAAGGCTAATGTCACCGCAAAGGAAAGCAAGGCGGCGAAGGAAAAGGCCGTCCGGGCTTACTTTGAGAGCAAACACATCACCGGCGCGAATTTAGACCTTGCCATGCGCGGTTGCGGCGAGGAAATGGCCGCATTGGAGCTGGACGGCGAGAAGATCAAGGACACCAAGAGCCTTGATGCACTCGTGGACGGCACCTACAAGGGGCTTGTCTCCACCACGCAGACAAAGGGCGCGAATCCCGCCAATCCCCCGGCGAACACCGGCGGCGCAAAGACCCGCGAGGACATCTATAAGAAGGACGATAAGGGCCGCTATGTGATGTCTACGGCGGAGCGCCAGAAAGCACTTGCCGATCTGATGGCAAGCGAAAACAACTGATTTTTTGAAAGGAGCTATTTATGGCTGCGAAAACTAACGTAACAACTTCTGCCCAGTTTACCACTTCCGCCCGTGAGGTGGATTTCGTGTCCCGCTTTGCTGATAACTGGGACGCACTTCGCAACATCATGGGCATTATGCGTCCTATCCGCAAGGCCCCCGGCACGAAGCTGGTTTCCTACAAGGCCAGCGTGGACGGGGGTCTCAAGGGCGGCACTGTGGCTGAGGGTGACGAGATCCCCTTCACCAAGATGAAAGTGGAGCCTGTTGCCTACGGCGACATCGACATTTCCAAGTATGCCAAGAGCGTGACGATCGAGAGCGTGGCAAAGTACGGCGCTGACGTTGCCGTGGAGAAGACCGACGAGGCTTTCCTCGTGGCCCTGCAGAACAAGGTCCTGACCGACTTCTACACCTTCCTCGGTACCGGCACTTTGAAGGTGACCGAGAAGACGTGGCAGCGTGCTCTGGCTATGGCTAAGGGCAAGGTTCTGGACAAGTTTGCCGGTCTGGATAAGGACGTGACCGAGGTGGTGGGCTTCGCCAACATCATCGATGCTTACGATTACCTGGGCGACAAAGAGATCACCGTTCAGACCATGTTCGGCATCAACTACGTGGAGAACTTTATGGGCTACCGCACTCTGTTCCTGCTGCCTGAGAAGTACATCGCCTCCAAGAAGGTGATTGCTCTGCCCGTGGAGAACATCGACCTGTACTATGTGGACCCAAGCGACAGCGACTTTGCTAAGCTGGGCCTGAACTACACCGTGAAGGGCGAGACCAATCTGATCGGCGTCCACGTGGACGGCGATTACAGCCGCGCCACAGGCGATATGTACGCCATCATGGGCATGAAGTTGTGGGCTGAATATCTGGACGGCATTGCCGTGGCTACCGTTTCGGTGGCCGGTGCGGGCTAAATAGGGGGGGCAGCGTAATGCTTGAACAGGTCTTACGGCACTTGAACAACTGGTTCCTTGTGGACATTCACGAGGGCACGTTCACCGTGGAGAATGGCAGCATTACGCTGCCCTTTCTCCAAACCAATCAATATTTCCGCATCTGCGGCTCCGTGTTCAATGATGGCCTGCACCTGTATCCGGCGGTTGACCTGACGGATGAAACATTTATCGGTACGGTGTGGGCACTGGCGGTGCCGAAGGCGGTTGTGACGCTTTCCATCGATATTGCCGCGTGGGAAGAAAAGAACGGTGAAGCCGTTTTAAGCCCCTACACGAGCGAGAGTTTCGGCGGGTACAGTTACACTAAGGCAAGCGGTGGGAAGTCCGACGCAAGCGCTGTGACGGGCTGGCAGGATGCTTTTAAGGGCCGATTGAATGACTGGCGGAAACTCAAGGGGGTGGAACCGTAATGCTGTTGGACGCGTTTGGTAAAAAGTGCGTGCTGATTGAAAAGAAACGCACGGGCGACGGCGCTGGCGGCTATATCACGGAATGGGTTGACGGCGCTGAGTTTCTCAACTATCAGGCGCTTGATACATCCATGGAAGCCCGGAGGGCGGAACAGGAGGGCGTGACCTCGGTGTATTCCGCGCTGGTCAACCGGGGCGTGCCCATTGAGTACAACGATTATTTCCGGGATGGGGAAACGGGGCTGACTTATCGGGTGACGTCAAACCCGGAGGAAAAGGCGGCTCCGAAATCTGCCGGACCGGCAATCCGGGCGCTTAAATTCTTTACTGCGGAGCGAAAGGAACTGCCGAAATGACGAAGGATAAGGCGCTTCATGCGTGGTTTTCTCAATTCCTCCCAGCATTCCCAACATCCAATGTGCCGGAGGACGCGACGTTCCCGTGGCTGACCTATGAACTGATTACCGGGTCATGGGAGAGCGGTGAAATCGCGCTGACGGTAAACCTCTGGTATTACACGGAAAGCGAGGCAATCCCCAACGCCAAGGCACAGGAAATCTCTGACGCCATCGGCATGGGCGGCGCGTTCGTTCCCTATGACGGAGGCGCGATGTGGATCAAGCGCGGCTCCCCGTGGTGCCAGAACATCGCGGACGAGAGCGATAAAGACATCAAGCGGCGGTATCTCAACATCACGGTGGAATATCTGTCGCAAAACTGATGAAAGGACGAAACTATGAAATTCACAAAAATTCCTTCCGATGCATTTCAGAAATTGCAGATCAACGCCGGTATTCTGACCACCGATTTTACCCCGGCCACCGGAACCATCGGAGAGGCGGGACAGATTGGCGCGACTACCGGCGGCGTGAATTTTACCGCAACGCCGACCTATTCGGACTTTGGCGAGGACATTGACAACTGCCCCAAGAACATGAAGGAGCTGAAACGGCTGGATTCTTGGGAGGCGAAGATGACGGGTACGTTCATCAATGCAGACACCAAGATCGCAAAGAGCCTTTGCGGTGCTGCCGATGTGGGTACCAGCGATGGAAAGGTCACGCCTCGGAACGATCTGTCGGACGCCGACTTTTCCGACATCTGGCTGGTGGGCGACTACTCCGACAAGAACGGCGATAAAAATGGCGGCTTCATTGCCATCCACCTGATGAATGCACTGTCCACCGGCGGCTTCCAGCTGCAGACCAGCGACAAGGCAAAGGGCCAGTTTGCGTTTGAGTATACCGCCCACTACTCCATGGCGGCACAGGACACGGTCCCCTTTGAGATCTACATTAAGGCCGGTACGGCGGAGGGCTAATATGAAACTTTCCGACATTCATGGCGAGCGGGTGTTTGACGTCATTGCAGACATCATTGACCCCATTGCCAACATCGCAGAGGACGAAAAGGCATCCGCCATGTTTCGGCGTGAAAAGATCCCCGAGGGAATGACGGCGAAGGAGTTTGCAATGCAGCGGGCGCGTAAAGCGCTCCCTGCACTGCTCAAGCAGCATAAGGGGGATATCATCGATATCCTTTCTGCTATCGAAGGCGTGAGTGCAGAAGCCTACAAGGGGACGCTGAATCTCGCAAAACTGATGCGGGACGCAACAGAACTTCTGACGGATGAGGCGTTTGGAGAACTTTTTATCTCAGCGCAGAGCGGGAAATCCTCTGGCTCTGCGCAGGAGAATATCGAGGGCAAAAACAAGTAAAGCCTTTCCTACGGTACTGTGTGGCGCGGGTCAAAGAGAAAGCGAAAACCGAGGCATACCACATCTATGTGACCGACGCGCTGCGCATTGTGGCCGAAAACACGGCGCGATACGCGGGCGGGAACTACATCAAGGCACGATACGCGGACATTATTGAGCCAAAAAAGCAGGACAGCAGAACATGTGAAGAGATCACCGCCGATGTGGTCGCGCGGTGCGGATTGGTGGTGAAAGCATGAATTTAATGGACCTGTTTATCAAGGTCACTGTGGACGACAGCGGCGTGGACAGCGGGTTTTCCGAAACAGGACAAAAAGCGGATGCGTTGGCAAGCAAACTGAAAGGCGGGCTTGCAACGGCGGCGAAGACTGGTGCAGCTGCTTTAACGGCAGCTGCAACCGGCATCTCCATATTGACAAAAAAATCCATTGACGGATACGCAGAATACGAGCAGCTTGTCGGAGGCGTAGAGACGCTGTTCAAAAACTCTGCCGATCAAGTCATAGAATACGCAAACCACGCGTATGAAACCGCAGGACTTTCCGCCAATGAGTACATGGACACGGTTACGTCATTTTCGGCGTCGCTGTTGCAGGGCCTTGGCGGTGACACAGAAAAGGCGGCGGAGGTAGCAAACCAGGCTGTCGTTGACATGGCGGATAACGCGAACAAGATGGGCACAAGTATGGAGATGATCCAGAACGCCTATCAAGGTTTTGCAAAGCAAAACTATACCATGCTGGATAACCTCAAACTCGGTTATGGTGGCACGGCGACAGAAATGGCGCGGCTCATCAACGATTCAGGGGTGCTGGGCGATACCGTCGAGGTCACAGCGGACACAGTCAATAGCGTTTCTTTCGACAAGATGATTGAAGCAATCCATGTGATCCAAGATCAAATGGGGATCACCGGGACAACGGCGGAGGAAGCGGCAAGCACTATCGAAGGCAGTGTTAACATGATGAAATCCGCTTGGTCAAACCTTGTAACAGGAATTGCAGATGATAACGCAGACCTTGACCAGCTGATTGAAAACTTTACCTATTCGGTTGGTAAAGCGGCCGAAAATATTCTTCCGCGTATTGAAAAAATTTTTACCGGGTTTGGGGATTTAATTACACGGCTTGCCCCGGTTATTTCCGAGCAGTTACCGTCGCTTGTTAGCTCTGTTTTGCCATCGCTTGTGAGTGCTGCCACTGCTTTGGTGCAGGGGGTTGTAGACGCAGCTCCCGGAATTGTTGCGGCACTTGCGGATATGGCCCCTGAAATTACGGGAGCAATTTTATCTGTTATTCCACAATTATTAGACGCAGGCGTGCAAATGCTGATTGCTTTGGTGCAAGGGATTGCTTCGGCCATGCCGGAAATCGCACCGCAGTTGGTTGATTGCGTGGTACAGATTGCGGAAATATTGACTCAGCCAGACACACTTGTCGCCCTTATTGAAGCAAGCACAATGTTTATTGTTGCGCTTGCAGAAGGCCTAATTGATAATCTACCAAAGCTTTTGGATGCAGCCCCTGAGATTATCAAAAACCTTGCATCCGCGTTTATCCAGTCCATAGGCTATATCGGAGAAGCCGCCATCGAAATCGGAATAGCCCTTGTCAAAGGAATCTGGGAAGGCATCAAGAGAATGGGCGATTGGCTAACAGGCATGGTAAAGGGCTTTTTCGACGGCATTGTGGATGGTGTAAAAGGCGTTCTCGGTATTCACTCACCGTCTCGCGTCTTCGCCGGGATCGGCGAGAACATGGCGCTTGGCTTGGGCGAGGGCTGGGATAACGAATACGGCAATATCAAGCGCAGCATTGCATCTGGCATGGACTTTGGAACGGCATCAGTCGATTTTGGAGCCTCCGGCGTCGCGGCGATCGGCAACTCTATTGCGTCCGGTGTTGGTGCATTGGCGACCGGCGGTGTGGGGAGTATTGTAATCAATTTGACAACCGAACTTGACGGCGCAGTATTGGCGCGAAAAATGGTGCCGTACAACGCAGCGGAGGCATTAAGGAGCGGCGCATGAGTAAAACGATCAAAATCAACGGAATTGATTTTACATCCTACTTTACGCCGGTCGGCTACAAGGTGGGACACAAGAAAATTAAGGGGCCAAACGAAGGATACATGTTGGACGGCAGCTTCACGGAGGACGTGCTTGCAATCAAGGCAGTTATTACCTGTACGTGTATGCCTCTAACGGAAACACAGCTGAACACGTTACTCGAGCAACTGTACAGTGGAAATCTGAGCGTATATTTTTTCGACACCCAAAGCGGAGGATACCGCACGGCAAACATGACGTGCGATCCTCCAGAGGGCGTTGACAGAGGAACCGGAACGAACGCTGCAGAATATTGGACGGGCATGGTGCTTGCGTTTACGGAGAAATGATATGAAGATCACCTACAAAAATTGGATGTTTGATTCTTCCCAAACAGAAAAAGCTGCGCCCACACGAGAGCAGTCATTAAGCTGTGAGAGTATTTCTGCCGATACGCTGACAGTTGTTGTGCGATGCGACGATCCTTCGATTATGTCATTTCAGAAGAATGACGCTATTCGTTTCTGGGAAAACGATTCTAACGCATCAATGCAGACTTACTATTTACGGTCGATTGAGCGGACGGGCGCAACCGCATATAAAATTGTAGCGTGGTCTGCGGTCGGTTTATTGGCAACGATCCCGCATAAAGGCGGCATTTATACAGGGCAAACCGTTTCTGATGTAATTCCCGATATTTGCGGTGCGGTTCCAGTTGTGGTCAAGAGCGTTTTTGCGAAGGTTAAACTATACGGCTGGCTCCCGTATTGCCAGCCGAAAACAAACGGGCAAGGCAAAAGTGCAAGGGACAACCTGGCGCAAGTGCTTTTTGCAATTGGCGCATATTTAACAACCGACCTAAACGGCGTTTTGCACATTGATTCCCTGTGGGACGGAACGGCGTCTGTGATTCAAGGCAACAGAATGTATTTGAACGGCGGAAAGGTTGGGTATAGCGACCCCATCTCCGCCGTGACGGTGACAGAGCACCAGTATGTGGCGGGGACGGAAACGAAGGAGTTGTTTTCCGGCACGGCGCAGAATGGCGATATCATCACATTCTCTGAGCCGATGCACTCCCTCTCCGCAACCGGCTTTACCATTCTAGAAAGCGGCGCGAACTACGCAAAGATTTCCGCAGGAACTGGCGCACTGACCGGAAAGGCGTATATCCACAACACCCGCTTAATCACTCAGCCCGTGACGGCAGACGCGGCGGAAAACGTGAAGTCCGTTACGGATGCCACACTGGTATCTCTGGTAAATTCCTACGCCGTGGCGAAGCGTCTTGCGGACTATTACCGATGCCGCGAAACTATCACCAATGACATTGTAAGCGGGCACGAGAAACCGGGCCATGTTGTGAGCGTATATCATCCGTATGACAAGAAAATGGTTTCTGCGTGTATCCAGTCTTTGGACACCACCATGAGTGCGACGCTGAAAAGTAGCATGGAGGCGCTGGTGGGCTTCACCCCAGCACAGCCGGAATCTGCGGAGTATTTTGACGAGCGGGTTGTCTTGACCGGCTCCGGCGAATGGGAAGTTCCTGAGAATGTGACCGCAATCACGGCAGTTTTGATCGGCGGAGCGCAGGGGGGCCGCTGCGGCTACGGCGGCAATCCGGCGGAGGCGAAAACGGAAAGCTACACGGAGACGATCCTCGGTTCCCTGCTCCAGCACAACACGGACAAGTGGGCGCTTGGCGGCAAGGGCGGCAAGGGCGGCGATCCCGGCTCCGGCGGTAAAATTTTGCAAGCGACGTTTGACGTGACTCCCGCGCAAAAGTTTTCTTATGCCTGCGGCGTTGGCGGGTTTGGCGCGGCGTTTGACGCGAACAACTGGGCCAACACGCCCAACACGCCGGGAGCAGAAGGGACAAAAACCACCTTCGGCAGTCTCGACAGCTCCACCGGGTCAACATCCGATATCGGCTACACAGATCCGGTGACCGGCGAGGTGTTTGCCGCGAAAGGCGAGCAGGGCATTGCCGGTGGTGACGGTGCGGGCATGAACCCGAATCACGGGGACAATGACCGGCATATCCCGCTGAAATCCACATCCGTTGTGGATGAGGACGGCCATGTGTGGGAGGGTGGTGCTACAAAGGTTAACGATAACGGCATTGTGCTCCCCAGCGCTGGAGATGAGCAGAGTTTCACTGGCGATTTGGGGGAAGGCTATTGCGGTGGTGCAGTTTCGTATAACTGCGGCAGTGGCGCTGCCGCCGGTGCGAACGGCAATCCCGGAAATGCAGCAGGGTCTTTCCGGCTGGTAGCGGTCCCGTCCAGAGGCATGCCCAAAACGTCCATCACTGTGACGGCAAGCGGTTCCGCGTCCGTAAACGGTGCGGATGCAACCCTTGTCCCCAAGAAACCCACCATTTATGGCAAAGGCGGCAGGGGCGGCTACGGTGGCGGCGGCGACGGCGCTACTGGCATTAGTCAGACCTATTACGGCGGCAGCAAAAGCGGCACACTCAACAACTACCCGGGCAGCGTCCGCACCACCGGCAGCAACGGCGCACAGGGCGGCCCCGGCGGCGATGGTTGCATCATCCTGTACTACCGCAAACCGAAGCCGGTGCAGTCCGGCGCATTGAAAACAAGCGATGGCCGCGACCTGCTGGACGCCCTCGACCGCAGAATGATCGTATAAGGAGGTGCGCTATGCCGAACGATTATTACACCATGATTTTCACAGGCGAAAAAACGGACGAGCTGCTGAAGCGCGTGGACGATGGGGAGATCATCATCCCATCCTCCACGGCGGGAAGCACGAAGAAATTCAAGCTGACGGTAGACGATACCGGCACCGTCAGCGCCACGGAGGTGACGTCCTGATGGTACAGGGTGATGCGTACAGCATCGATATCACGATCAAAAACCTGGGCGAGGCGATCCCGATTGAAACCGTGGAGAAGGTGGAGGTCACTCTGCTGAACCTGACGCGGTCTTATCCGGAGGAGGTCACCTATTCGGACGGGAAATTTCACTTCCCGGTCACCCAAACGGAGACCTTCAAGCTTCCCCCGGTGTGCCCCATGCAGGTCCGGGTGAAGTTCACCGGCGGGGACGTGGTCGGCTCCATGATCCAGATGGTGGAAGTAGCCGGGGCAATCAGTAAGGCGGTGCTGTGATGCTTACCTTTGAGCTGCAGCCGCGAGAGGCCCTTGAGATCTCCTTTGCCGTGTCTATCGTCGCGGGAAAGGGAGACCCCTACACCGGAGCCTACAAGGTGACGCCCAAGATCTACGGCCCGGTGGTGCTGGAAACAAAGGACAAGTCCATGGCGGACGATGTGACGGTCTTAAAAATCCCCCAATTTGAGGTGTCCAACGAGGCCGGGGGAAATACATTGATTATGGGAGACGAATATTATGGCGGATAAGTACATCAACAAGGTCATCATCGGCAATGACGTCAAGCTGGACCTCACCGCGGATACCATCACCCCGGAGGACCTGAAAAAGAACGTCACGGCCCACGACAAAAGCGGCGCCCCCATTGTCGGCACAAACACATTTGACGCCGACACCCAGGACGCAACGGCGGCAGCGGCAGATCTGCTGGACGGCAAGACCGCTTATGCCCGTGGCGCAAAGTTCACCGGCACCATGCCCAACCAGGGCAGCAAAACCTTAACCATTGCCGCGAAAACCGAAACCCCCGCTATCCCCATGGGCTTCCACGACGGCTCCGGCAAAGCCCAGATCGACGCGGACGAACAGGCAAAGATCATCCCCGGCAACATCAAGCAGGGCGTGTCCATCCTTGGCGTAGAGGGTACTTATGGCGGCGAGGCCGTCAAGGCCCAGGCCAACAAGAACGTCACCCCCACTATGGCCCAGCAGGTCATCACCCCGGATGCGGAGTATGACTATCTGGCCCAGGTGACCGTGGCGGCTATCCCTATCACTTACACGGACAACGCGGCGGGGGGCCAGACGTTGGCGGTGGGAGCGTGATGGTATGGCGGTCAATAAGGTCGAGGTAAACGGTGAGACAAAGCTGGATCTGACCCAGGACACCGTGACCCCGGAGAATCTGCTCTCCGGGGCCACCGCCCACAACGCAGCCGGGGAAAAAGTCACCGGCTCCATGGGTTCCATCAAAACCTACACCGCCACCATCGGAACTGCGTGGGTGGAGGATGAAAACACCGGCGTCAAGACGCAGACGGTTGCCATTGCCGGGGTCAAGGCCGCCAACACCGCCACGGTAGACCACGTTTACACGGGGGCCGGAACCTCCGACGATTACGCGGCCTTTGTGGAGGCGGAAAACCAGTACCTGACCTATATCACCAACGGCTACGCCGAGACTTATGACGGCGGCATCAAATTCACGATCTTCGGGGACGCCAACACGGTTGCAATCCCCATTGTTGCGGAGGTGAGCTGATGGGCCGGGTAACAGTGGCAGGTGGAAATCCGGGGATGAAAGCGCCGGTGACGTACAAGGCGAATTTTGCGGACAATACGTGGGCGCAGATCATTGATGCCTGCCACAAAAACAAAGTGCCGGAGACGTGGGTAGTTGGGAACCAGAAAGCCATGACGATTAACGGGGCAGATTACGTTATCGACATTATCGGCAAGAATCATGACGATTATGCTGATGGCTCCGGGAAAGCTCCCCTGACCTTCCAGCTGCATGACTGCTACGCGGACAGAAATATGATGAACGGTGGCAACACCAACAGAGGCGGCTGGACGAGCTGTGACATGCGGCAGACGAACCTGCCCGCCATTCTGGCACTGATGCCAACGGAGGTACAGAACGGCATCCAAGAGGTGAATAAGCTAACCTCGGAGGGTTACCGGAGCACCACCATCAGCACCACGGCGGACAAGCTATTCCTGCTGAGCGAGATCGAGATTTTTGGCAACATCACCTATTCTGTAAGTGGTGAGGGAACGCAGTACGACTATTACAAGGTGGGCAACAGCAAGGTGAAGAATTACAACGGTAGCGCGAACTACTGGGGGCAGCGCTCTCCATACATTGGCAACTACACGAGTTTCTGCGCGGTCGGCAACAGCGGCCTCGCCGACCATATCAGTGCGAATGATGTGTATTGCATATCTTTTGCCTTCTGCTTCTAAGGGGGTGGTGTAATGGGACATTGTTTGTTTATGCGGAAGGGCAGTGTGCACAAAAAACCGTCTTTGCTGCCCTCTGGCTACACAGAACTGGCGTATATCCAAAGTAGCGGAACGCAGTACATTGATTCAGGCTTAAAACCAAACCAAAATATGCGTGTTGTTGTGAAGTTATCTACGTCAGAAACCGGCAGCTATACGATGTTCGGGGCAGATCTTAGCTGGACTGATGATGGCTTTGCGCTTGGCGTTGGATTTACCCATTACGGAAAAGAAACCGGAACGATTTCCGGGTTGAATAACGGATCTCCGCATGAGGTTGATTTTAACAAAAACATTATCTCTGTGGATGGATCAACTGTTCTGACTATGGGGGCTTCGACATTTTCTATTCCATACAATTTGGTTCTGTTTGCAAATAACCGCGCCGGGGGGATTCAGGAAAAAACAACGATGGCGCTCTATTATTGCAGGATTTTTGATGGAGACACCCTCCTGCGCGACTATATCCCTTGTATCAACGCATCCGGAGCGGTGGGGCTGTATGACTTAGTGGGCAGGCAGTTCTACGGCAACGCGGGGACCGGGGTCTTTACAGGAAGCGAGGTGGCATGATGGGCAAAGTGATTATGAGCGGCATTGTGCCGCTGCTGAAAGCGCCCAGCACGGGGATTTTGGCGCAAGACATTGCCGTGGGGTCGGTTGTCAAGCTGATGGAGGGCGGCGTGGCGGTGGAGTATCTGGTGGTCAACCAGGGCAAGCCGTCCGGGAGCTCGCTGTATGATGATTCCTGTGACGGAACGTGGCTGTTGAGGAAGGATATTCACAGCAACAGGCAGTGGGACCCCAACAACGTAAACAAGTATGGAAGCAGCGCGATCAACACATGGCTGAACGGGGACTTTTTCAATAGTTTAGGAAGTGTGGAACAAGCGACCATCAAGCAGGTGAAGATACCGTATCGGAGTGTCGGTGGCTCCGGTGGCACTGACCAGAGCGGTGCGAATGGGCTGCCCTGCAAGGTATTCCTTTTGAGTGGCTACGAAGTTGGCTGGACGACCAGCGACGACGATTACTTCCCGGTGGACGGTGCAAAGCTGTCCTACTTCGAGTCTGGAACCGGTTCGTCTGCAAACAACAAGCGTATTGCGAACCTGAACGGCTCGGCCGCCTACTGGTGGCTCCGCTCCCCGAAAACCAGCTACTCCAGCCGCGTGTGGCACGTCGACTCCGACGGCGGCTACTACTACTACTACGCATACAGCTCGTACGGCATCCGCCCCGCCCTTATCCTCCCCAAAACTGCCCTGTTTGACAAAACCACCCTGCTCCTAAAGGGGGTAAAGTAACGGGAAAAAGCCGGAGGTCAATCCTCCGGCAGGTCCCACAATGCTTCCGACGCGGCCTGCTGGGCGACGATCTTTTTCTTGAGTTCGTCCAGCTCGTCCAGCAGCTCCACAGTCATGTAGTAGAGTTCTTCATAGGCTTGGCGCTGTGCTTCGGGCATGTTGACCACCTCCTTTGAGGGGATGATACCACAAAGGCCGTGTCGGAATTTGGCGAAATTTGGGCCTTAAAACTGCAACTTTTAAGGAGTTAAAAATGGAAATTTTACAAATCGTTCTGACCGCTGCCACCGGCTCCGGTGTGACTGCCATCATCCTCGCCATTTTACAGCGGAAATGGACTAAGGATGACAAAAGCGATGCCATCGTGGAGGCTTTAAAGGTTCTCATGGTGGATCGCGTCCGGCATTTGGGGCAGGCGTACATCGCGGCTGGCTCCATCAGCCTGTCGGACAAAGAAGCCTTGGGAGAAATGCACCGTGCGTACAAGGCGCTGGGGGGCAACGGGCATCTCAATACGATTATGGCGGAGGTGGAGGACCTACCGCTGAGAAAGGAGTAAAACTATGGAAAATCTGAAAAAGCGGCTGGCAAATCTGCTTGCGGTAAAAAGCCTTGTGACCATCGCTTTGACGGTGGTGTTCGCGGTGCTGGCCCTGCGGGGTGACATTTCCGGGACGGAATTTCTGACGATCTTTACCACTGTGATCGCGTTCTATTTCGGAACGCAGCGGGTGGCAGAAGATAAAAACGGTTGAGAATTCAACCGAAAATTTGAAAGGGGACATATTATGAACAAGATCTACGAGAACATCATCAACGAGGGCAAGAAGAACGGCGAGAGCATCGAGGTTATCAACACCAAGCTGAAGGAGGCGGGGGCCACCTTCCACCTGAATCCTGACGGCGGCGTGGCCGGTTGGACCGACAAGGAGATGACCGAGGGCTTTCTCCCCGGTGAGCCCGCCAAGGATGCCCAGCGTACCGTGGATATGCGCCGCCGTGAGGATCTGGCCGGCACGAAGCAGATCCAGTGGATTCCCGGCGGCAAGTTTGAGGTTGAGTATGACGAGCTGGGCTATGCCAAGAGCGCGGTGAGAGTCAATGGTTGATACGTTCGACTGCGCGAGAGCGCAAATCTACCACAACACCGGCAAGCTGACCCCGGCGCAGATTAAGGCCAAGACCGGCTGCACCCACATCATCAACGGCTACCTGTTCAACGGGCGCTTCGTTCCAGTTGGCTGGTGCGTGATCGACGGCAAGGTCATCAGCCGGGACAAATACCAGGACTGGGGCGTGTCCATTGGCAGTGACGGCAAGCCGCAGATGCTGACGGACCGGGGCGGATCGTTTTTGTCCGGCGTGCCCATCCTCAAGGCCGGGTCCAAGCTCTACCGGGGCCTGACGCCGGACGTGGCCCGGCCTGCTGCCCGGACGGCGGTGGGCTGGATGCCCAACGGCAAGGTATGCTTGTGGTGCGACAAGACCAGCCTGACCCGTGAGCAGCTCCAAAACAAGCTGCTGGGGCTGGGCGTGGTGGATGCCCTCATGCTGGACGGCGGCGGGTCTACGCAGGGCATTTTCCCCAATGGGAAAGTGACCAGCAGCCGGAAGGTACCCACGCTGCTGCTGTTTTGGGAGCGGTCGGCCAAGGTTGAAGATCAAGCCCTCGTATGGGGCAAGGCTCACGGCCTGCTGACGGACGCCAACGCCGGGGAGACCGTGACCCGCGCCGACATGGTCCGGGCGCTCTACAAGCTGGAGGGCGGCCATGGTTGAGATCAATGCCTACAGCAAAGCCGCCTCCGGGGGCAAGCAGCTGTCCGCGCATTTCAAGGTGCGGGAGTTTGCGTGTGGAGACGGGTCTGACGCTGTGTTGGTAGCCCCCCGGCTGGTGATGGTGCTGCAAAGCATCCGCAGCCACTTCGGCGTTCCGGTGGTCATTCACAGTGCCTACCGGACGCCCCAGTATAACGCAAAGGTGGACGGCGCGGAGCATAGCCAGCACTGCTACGGCACGGCGGCGGACATTACCGTGCGGGGGCAGAAGCCGGAAACGGTGGCGGCCTTCGCCCGGTCGATTATGCCCGACTGGGGCGGCGTGGGGGTTTATGACAGCTTTTGTCATATCGACGTGAGAGAGACCAAGGCTGACTGGAAAGGATAAAACCGAAAGGAGGGCCAGAAGATGGCAACATCCACGCTTTTTAGCGCTCTGCAAGTCTGGGTAACCCATGGAAAAAACAAACCGAGAGATCCGGGCGCTGTTGTCATCCATGGCCCCGGCCCGGGCGGCGCAGGCCGTCCGATTGGTAGGTCTGCCGCCTGACGAGGAAGCGGCGGTGCTGGCGGTGGACGTCCACGGCCAGAGCTGTCTACAGGCGGCGGCGCTGCTCCACGTCAGCGTGGACGGGTTAGCTAAAATCCGGCGGCGGGCCTACGCCAAAATAGCGGATGATATGCAGGGATAGAGAGAAGCCGTGTCCGAATCGGACACGGCTTTCTTATTTTTCTTCCCAAGCTACCAGCGTCCACCCTTTATACGTGGACACGGTGCAGGGCTTTCCGTTTGCCCTGCGGAAACGCCCCTCCATGGAGCGCTTAATCTGGCGGAAGCCGGAGGAAATGGCAGCGGCGCTGGCCTCCGTCGGCTCCATACCAAAGTCGGAGGTGTGCTGTCTGGCCCAGTCTGTCAGATTGGTCACGACAACCGGCTCCCCGTCCGGCGTGCGCAGGTGCCAGATCTTGGCGTTGCGGTTTTGCGGCCCTCGCTGGCCCTCCGGCAATGCAAGTGCGGCCTTCGTGCCGTTGGTCAGGTTTCCGGTTCTTTCCGCAACCGCAGCAGCGTTCTGCTTGGCGGCGGCGCTCCACTTGTTGTGCCGTCCCTTGTGCTGTTGGCTGCGCCATGCGGCGGAGCAGGCCGGGGAGCAGGTGCGCTTGTTGTTGGACGGCGGCGTGTCAAATTCCACGCCGCAGATCACACATTTTCGGATCATATCAGGTCGCGGACGTCCACACCCAGCGCATCGGCGATGGCGATCAGGTTCTTGGCGGTGAGGTTCCCGGCCTCCGCCTCGCCCAGCTCAACCCGCTGGATCTGGCGGATGTTGACGCCGGACGCTTCCGCCAGCTCTGCCTGCGTCAGGCTGGCTTTAAGCCGGTAATACAGCAGCCACGTCGTTGTGGGGTATCCCTTGTAAATCTCATCGTCGCCCATTTCCTTTGCGGCGGCAACCGGCATGCAGCCGACATTGCTGATTGTCCTGCCCTCTTTGATACAGCCGGAAATGCACTCACTCCCTCGCGCGCAAGCGTCCTTGATACTGTCGGCGCAGATAATTGCCTTAACGCGGCCAAGGCAAATTTTTGCGTGCGGTACGCCGATCTCCTTTGTCTCTTGCTCCGTCGGCGCACGGTCAAGATCTGCGGTAACGTAATAGGTTGTCATGCTTGATCTCCTCTCTCATTAGCAAAAATATTCAGCGACTTTACGGTCGGTGGTAAACCAGTTGGAAGATTCGGGGTCCCAGCGGAAGCCTGCGGCCTTGAGTTCCTTGCGGGCGGCGTAAGTTTTGCCAGTCACGATCCAGCCCATCGCATAGTCGGCTGCGATGGTACGGCGGAGACCGAGGCGGACACCGTTGATGACCTTCATACAATCGTTGGACATGAGCTTCTTGGTGGCTTCAAGGGTGCGCTTGGCGTTATCCCATGCGCGGCGGAGGCACTCGCCGAAACTGAGCTTGTTGACCCACTTCTGAGCCGTTCTGTAAAGGGTCCATGCGGCCTTCATGATCTCACTCTTGTTGTACTTCATTTTTATTTCCTCCTTGGGTTTCCCCTCTCTTTATGCTTTTATTATACGCTAATATTAGCGTAAAGTCAATAGGAAAAAGCGAAAAATCCCAAATATTTTTCGGGCAGTTTGAGGGCAGAATACAGGCAGTTTCCGGGCAGTTTGGCTGCCCGGATTTTTTGTATTATGGAGGCATAAAGGAGGCGCACACAATGTATGAACGGCTTTTGGCCTGCGGGTATCCGGCGGAGTTGGCGCGAGATATTGTGGCGCAGACCGATCCGGCGGATCTGGAACGCTGTGTGCGCATGATCGAGCTGCTCTACGATGATCGGAGGGAGTATGTATAGCCACTTTAATCCCAATCCATGCGGGAAAAATGTGGGGGACTGCACCGTGCGGGCGATCTCTAAGGCAACCGGGATGGAGTGGGACGAGGTGTATTTACGGCTCTGCATCCAAGGGTATCTGGACGGCGATATGCCGTCAGCCAACGCCTGTTGGGGGCGGTATCTGCGGAGCATCGGATACCGGAGGTACATCGTGCCGGATACTTGCCCGGATTGCTACACGGTGGGGCAGTTTGCGGAGGATCACCCGGTAGGCACGTATATTCTGGCCCTGTCCGGCCATGTGGTCTGCGTGCTGGACGGCATAATCTGGGACAGCTGGGACAGCAGCAATGAGAACGTATTGTATTACTGGGTCAAGGAGGACTGATTATGGCTTACACACCTTACGGATGGCAAAATCCCTATTACGCACCGCCTATGCCGGATAACCTCATGCAGATGCGCCAACAGCAGATGCAGCCTATGACACCCCAGATGCCGCAGGCCCCGCAAAACCCGGTGGCGCAGAGCGGCGTCCAGTGGGTTAGTGGGGAACAGGAGGCCCGAAACTGGATGATTGCGCCCAACGCCGCCGTGGCGCTGTGGGACAGTACGGCTCCCACCGTCTATCTCAAGCAGGCGGACGCCAGCGGCAAACCGTCCCTTAAAATTTATGACCTCGTAGAGCGCTCTCAGACGCCGCGTACAGCGTCCACGGCAGACCCGGTGAAGTTTGTCACGCGGGAAGAATTTGACGCTCTGGCGGCGGTTGTGGACGGCATGAAGGGCAAAAAGAAGGTAAAGGAGGCGGATACGGATGGCTAATCCATTTTTCAACGCTTTGGGCGGCGGGAACACGCCGGTAGGCCGGTTTCAACAAATGATGCAGCAATTCAACCAGTTCCGATCCTCTTTTCAGGGGGACCCGAAGGCGGAGGTCGAGAAACTTTTGCAGTCCGGCAAAATGTCTCAGAGCCAGTTGAACCAGCTGCAGGAAATGGCGAAACAGTTTCAAGGGCTTTTAAAGTAATCAACATCGTGGCCACGATTTGATAAATAAAAAATTGAAAGGAGTTTTTCTATGTCTCTTTCCTCTGACGGCGCTCCCATGCTGACGATGCCTGTGGCTCCCGCCAATTCCGGCGGCAGCGGCGGCTTTGGCTGGGGCGGTGACGGTGCATGGTGGATCATTATCCTGTTTTTGTTTGTTTTTTGCGGCTGGGGCGGCAACGGCTGGGGCAACAACGGCGGCAATGGCGGCGGCGTGGTCGACGGCTATGTGCTGACCTCTGACTTTGCCAATGTTGAGCGCAAGATCGACAGTGTAAACGACGGCCTGTGCAACGGTTTTTACCAGCAGGCGCAGCTCATCAACAACACCAACATGGCAATGGCAAACGGCTTCGGACAGGCCGAGCTTTCCCGCGCCAACCAGCAGGCGGCACTCATGCAGCAGCTGACTGCCATGCAGATGCAAGCCGCCGAGTGCTGCTGCAACACCCAGCGCAGCATCGAGGGCGTACGTTATGACATGGCCGCTCAGGCTTGCGATACCCGGAACACGATGCAGAACGCCACCCGGGACATTATCGACAATGCCAACAGCAACAGCCGTGCGATCCTCGATTTCCTGACCCAGAGCAAGTTGCAGGATCTCCAGAGCGAGAACCAGGGCTTGAAGCTGGCCGCATCTCAGGCGGCGCAGAACAGCTATCTGGTGTCTCAGCTCCGGCCCTCTCCCATTCCGGCCTACACGGTGCAGAACCCCTATTGCTGCAATCAGTTTGCCGGTTGCGGCTGCTGACAACTGCATAGCGTAGCTTTTTGCCGATAATGGCAAAATGATCGGCCCCGTGTCGATGCTAAACCAAAGCGGCGGGGCAATAGCCCTGCCGCTGATTTTATGAAAGGAGTTTTCTATGCCTGAATACACTGCGATTGCCACGCAGACTGTGGCGGCAAATCAGAACGTGCTTTTTACCGAGGCACCGATCCCCTGCACTAAGGGCCTTGTGACGCACCGCGCAGGCTCCGGCCTGTTTAACCTCCGTGGTAACTGCTCCCAGTGCCGCGCCCGCTATAAGGTGGACTTTATCGGCAATATTGCCGTAAGCACCGGCGGGACCCCCGGCCCCATCTCCGTTGCCATTGCGGTTGACGGTGAGCCTCTGCCGTCCTCCGTTGCGACGGTGACGCCCGCAGCGGCGGGGGCATTTTTTAATGTGGCGGCATCCGAGTACGTTGACGTTACAAAGGGCTGCTGCGCGTCGCTGTCCATCCGCAACGTTAGTGGCGAGGCCATTGACGTGAGCAACGCGAACCTTATCATTACCAGAGTTTGCTGAGAAAGGAGAACACAATGGGAATGAAATCTATGTATGAACTGCGGGATATGCTCTGCAAGGAACTTGACGAGCTGATCCGCAAGGGCGAGCTGGGTGCCGGGGATCTGGACATTGCCCACAAGCTGACCGATACCATCAAAAACATCGACAAGATCGAGGCAATGGACGAGCGCGGCTATTCCGGGCGGTATCTGGACGATGATCTGCGCGGTTACAGCCGTGGCAGCTCCTATGCCCGGAGACATTATGTCCGTGGCCATTACAGCCGCACGGACGCCACCGAGCATCTTCGTAGCCAGATCAACGATATGATGCGGGAGACCGACGATGATCGCATCAAGGACGCCCTGCGCCGTGCAATGGACATGATGGAGGACTAAGGGGGTAGGCCCCAATGATTGACGAGCGAGAATTGGCGCTATGGATCAAGCGGTTAGAAACAGAAGAATCCAGTTGGTCAAACTATGAAAAGCTGGCGGCGCTGTATACCATCCAAAACCAGAACCAGGAGCCGGTGAGGAAAAGCCGTATGGTTGAGGCGTATTCTGCGGCTCCTGCGCCTGACAGCGAATTCCTCCGGGCGGCATCTAACGTTGACCCAGCCCGTGCGTGGGAGGTCATGGACGAGCTGATGGACAGCTTGAAAGTGGTCAACGAGCGGGTTTACAATAGCGTCATGCGGAAATTGGAAAGCTAAATTTAACCCCTCGGCAAATGCCGGGGGGTTAGTTATATTTTAATGTTAGTGTT